TCCCGCGTCGAATTACGACAGCAGTCGATCACCTCACACACGCCGTCCTCGGCGATGTCGCAGGGGGTTTGGGTCTGCTGCGCCAGCGCGTCGCGGAGGGCGGTGATGGCGGCTTCGCCCTCCTTAAATCGACATCCCGCCTCCACAAACATCATGTTCCGATAACTTTCCATCGCCTCCAGCGCCTGCTGGGCGGCAGTTCGTAGGTCACTCATCCCACCACCCCCAGCGCTACAGCCAGCGCAGCAATGGTGACCGCAGCGGCCGCCCAGCACAGCACCTCAAACACCACGTCGCGCTTCGGCCGAGGCGAGTCCTCCAGCGTACAGGCCTCGCGGTACGGGCAAGAGCGGCCCTGTTCGCACAGGCCGTCGCAGCATTGACGATCTGTGCTCATACCGACCACCACACAGCCAGCAGCAAACCAAAGCCAACGCCGATGGCGCAAGCCAACGCGATGTCGCCCAAGCTCATGCGAGGCGCAGGGCGCTCGAGGCAATACGGGTGGCGCGTGGGCCACGCTTCAAGCGTGGTGCGGGGATAGCGACGGGTGTTCATTGCTGGCGCTCCTTATCGGTCATCAGGTAAGTTGTATCCGCGTTGTCGGCGAACAGGTCGATTGACGTCATTCGGCCGTCGTCGTGCGTGATCTCAATGGTGCGAAACACGATTGGCTTGCCCTGCGGCGTCCACATGGTCTTCGTGTCTTGCAGCCTGATGCGCTGCACGCGATGGATGGATACGTTCATGCTTGCGTCCTTTCAGAAGAGGGCCGGCTCTTCGATGGGATAGGCCGGCTTGGGTTGGGGTTTGGGCTTGGGGAGGGGCTGGCCCTTGTAGGTGGGGAAGGGCCAGAGGGGTGGTGGGGTGCTCATGAAAACAATCATACACTACACAACACAACGTCACACCATTTCCGACTGCCGCAGTAGGTCATTCTTCAGCCCCTGCTTGATGTAGTGCAGCGCCTGGGCTCCTGCTGTGCGGGTGGTGGCCTGCGCCTGCTGTTGCAGGGCAGCTTTCATCTCAGGCGTCAAACGGATGCTCAGAAAGGCGGTCTTGTTTCGCTTGGGCTGTGACATGGGTTCTCGTTGAGGAAGGCTTGGATCTGTGCCATGGCATCATCTACGCCTCGGCACACAAGCACACATTGTTGCACGCTTTGCAGGTAGGCGATCCAGTCCTTTTGCTCTGCGCTGACCACGCCTCCCTTCTGGCGTTTCATCTCAACCCACAAGTGCCACGCTGGAATGCACAGATCCGGCACGCCTGGCGACACGCCCTCGGCCTTCAGCCTGCCTGCGGTTGCGGCACCTCGAGCGCCGCCGTTTGGGATGGCGAAGATCCTGACAGGCGCATAGACCTTGCGAAACCAGCGCACGAACTCGCGCTGTTCTTCGTGTTCGGTGGGGGGGTTGGTCACACACCCTCCCGCCACCAAAGCCCCAACACTCCAAGCGGCGTGATCTCCTTCATCTCGGCAATCCCACCTGCCTGCTCGGCTGTGTGGCAGGGGAACGCAGGCCTCGACCAGCATTCGCCGTCCCACCAGCGCCACGTCCTTTCGTCCCTGTTGCTGCTTGCCCGATACCAGCCTGGGGCCGGCGGCTCGCCTTGGTTCCAGTTCTTCAAAATGGCACCTCCTCTGTCCATTCACCGCAGGCATCCTGAGCAGCCGCGAACTCCTCGGGCGGCCTTGCATCCAGCATGAAGCAATGGCCGTCCTTGCTGTAGTGGTCACAGGTGTGGCAGCACTTAGGCGGGCCTGCCTTGATCCAGTCACGCCACTGAATGACGTGCTGTGGTTCTGGTGGTCGTTTCATTTCCATGATCCCATCTCCTTGTCAGGACTCGAAAAAACTTCCCGTCGCGCTTGTACTCAATCAGGCTCGGCGGGGTTGATTGGTTCATGGCCTGCGCCATGTCTGCCAGTGACTGCGAGCCTGCGAGAACAGCGTCCGCACGCTCTGCCGTCGTGTACAACTGCTGCATGGCCTTCTGCCCAGCGTATCCCGCATTCAGCACCGGCAGATACTCAGTAATCACAGGGTCGCTCATGTCCCCGTAGTACGACACCGACAGCATCAGGTTGCCACTGGCCCGCGAGGTATGCTCACGCCACATCCAATCGCGCACGCGCATCTCTGTGCCCTCCAAGCCCATGATGTCGTCGTTGTGCAACTTCAACTTCGGGCCTTCCGGCAGCGGAAAAACGAAGCCGCACGCAGAGCACATACGGGCCGCTAGGGCGCATAGTTCGCCGCAGTTGGCACACACCCTCACAGGCGCTTCGCCTTTGCCCTCCTGGCCCTTCTTGGGCGGCTGCACGGCGGTGATGGGGCCGTGCGCTGCGACGACGCCCGCGAAGTCGAGGACCAGGCAATGGTCCGTGTGGCTCTTGACCCTCATGCCCCTGCCGGCCATCTGCACATACAGGCCCGCGCTCATGGTCGGGCGCAGCATGGCGATCAGGTCGATGTCCGGGTAATCAAAGCCAGTGGTCAGCACATTGGCGTTCGTCAGGGCTCGCAGGCGGCCGGCCTTGAAGTCTGCAAGGATCTGCTCGCGTTGTTTCTTCGGCGTCTCGCCTGTCACGCAGGCCGCAGGGATGCCGCGGTCTGTCAACATCTGGCAGACGTTCTCAGCGTGTTGCACGCCAGCGCAAAAGAACAACCACGCCTTGCGGTCGCCTGCAAGCGAGATCACCTCGCGCACCACGCGCTCGTTTTGATCCTTGGTGTCGACCGCTGCCTGCAACTCGGCCTCTATGTACTCCCCGCCCCGCTTGTGGACGCCTTCGGTGGACAACTTGAGTTGCGTCACCTTGCTGCGCAGGTTGGACAGAAAGCCCTTGTGGACCAACTCCTCGATGCTGACGGGCTCGAGCAGTGCGTCGAACAGGGCGGGTTTGTCGGTGATGAGCCCGTGGCCGAGGCGGTAAGGCGTGGCCGTCAACCCAACGACGCGCAGATGCGGGTTGATGCCCTTCAAGTTGGCCAGCAACGTTCGGTAGCCGCCTGCGTCGTGATGGTTGACGAGGTGGCATTCGTCAATGATGACCAGATCGACATGGCCCAGGTCACGCGCCTTGCTGCGCACTGACTGGATACCAGCGAAGGTGATGGGCTCTCCGAGATCCCTGCGGCCGATGCTGGCGCTGTAGATGCCCATCGGCGCGCCTGGCCAATGCTGGCGCATCTTCTCGGCGTTCTGTTCGATCAACTCCTTAACATGCGTCAGCATCAGGATGCGCGTCTCAGGCCAGTTCTGGAGTGCGTCCTTGCACAGGGCAGCGACGATGTGGGACTTGCCGCTTCCGGTGGGAAGCACCAAGCACGGGTTGCCTTCGTTGCCGGCCTCAAACCAGTCGTACAACTGCTGGATGGTGCGTGATTGGTAGTCGCGCAGGATCATGCCAACACCCCCAACAACCGAGCCGTAGCCTCCCGAGCCCTGCAATTAGCCTGCCTTTGCTGAGCGGTGATCTTTTTCCGCCTAGCGTCCTGGCCTTCACCCAGCTTGTAGATCTTCTTGATGTCCCGCCCGCGCCGATCCTTCTCCCATCGGCAGATGTGCGCAGCACCAGCGCGGTGAAGCTCCCGGGTGTACTGAAGCACGGTCACATAGTGCAGGCCGGTCTCGGTTGCCAACTCCTGGCAGTTGAATTGGCCGTCCAGAAGCAGCTTGATCAGGTGCGCCTGGGTGATCGCGTTGATCTTAATGATGCGCTTGGATTTGTTGTTGGGGAGGTTCATCCCACTACCCTCGCAGTCTTAACCTCAGTCCTCACTCGCACAATCACCTCATCATTGAGGCTGCACGCGGTCGGGTTGGCCAGCAGTTCCTTGCTGCTGTAGATGTGCGCATCCGGCTCGCCGTTGGCTGTGTCGCGTCCGTCAATCTCGTAGACGGCGATCCAGTTCCAGGGCGACTCCTTCATCTTCCAGGGCACCAGATCCGGGTGCAGGACATGCGACTCGCAGCCTTCGCGCTGGAACTCAAC